GCGTGGCCTGTTTGTCATTTAATGCGTGGCAAATAAAACCTGTTTATCTGGTGCCGACCAGCAAAGCGCACAGTTTGCACAGTTTGCAACCTGTCCTGTTTGTTCAGGGCAAGCAAACGATTTTCCTTTTGCTGGTTCCGTTCTTTCTAGACTATTAGCTGAGAAGGAAATGTCTAGGTCATTACTGAAACGAACAGACCAACGGGTGCCGAAAAGGTGCCGGACATATGCAAGGGCCTGTCCTATCGGCTCATCTTTAGAGCGTCCGGTGTATCCCCAAGCCGCAAGGTTATCATATAGGCCCAGCATCTTTTCCCAGAAGGTCACATAATCCACCGAATAAAAATCACCCAGAACATGAAGCCGGACTATCACGCCTTTATATGTAGCGCATAATTCTTCTAGCTCTTCTTCTATCTTGGCTTCGAGTGCTGGCCCGTGTTCGATACGATGCGCGAATGCCATGTTGTTTCCGTAGCAATCATCCCAATGATAACAAGAGCGAGGGCAAGTGGCTCGTTCTTCTAGGGTTAATGTAAGAATGACATAGCCTTTGAACTGGCCTTTCTTTACAATAGCTAGCTTTCCTTTATCTGCTATCTTGGCATTCTTGCTGTGTTTTAATGCACCCGTCTTTATATCTGCGATAGAGCGACGGGCCTTTGGATACATGGTAAAGGCTGGCTTGTTTGTGTCTGCTTTTTTCATCGGTTCGGTTCCTTTTCATATGTGGCACCTTAACCGTTAAACAAACCAGCCCCCATTGTCAAGCGTGTTTTGTAAATATAGAAACCCAACACGCCGCGCAAAAATAACCCCTTCCATCTTGCATAACGTCGGCCCGACTACCGCACCCACACTTAGCAGATGCAAGCAATTCAACTACTGTTTGATAGCGTGGGGGATTTGTCACGTTTAGCGTGGGGGATTTGTCACGTTTAGCGTTTGTCATTTGTCAGCCTTGTGTTTTGCTCTTGTCTCGCTTGGCGTGAGGTATTCATAATCAGAATATCTGTTTCGGTACTTGCCATGTTCGCAGGCTGTCATCTCTTGTTGCATGTCAAACATGTCAGCCAGTCTAAACTCTACAGTTTCCAGATAGCAAACGTCATCGTAATTAAGTGGGCCTTTGTCATCTGTCATCCTGTTCATGTCTTTAACGCGATTGATAATCTCTAGGAGTTGCGTCTTTTGCTTCGGCGTGATGTTTATTTGGTGTGGCTTATTTGTCATTGGTACTCGCTCCATTTTTCATCCCATGCTTGGGTCAGTAGTTCATCAAGTTCGGCATTTGTCATGTGTGCCATCTTGTCTCGGTGTGGTGCCATTCGTTCTAGGAATTGTCCTCTGTATTCACAACAGCCAGCCCAGAACGATGCCTTCTCCCAGTAGTCCTCTTCGAGGTCCATTGCAAGCTGTTTCATTTTACCCATCTTGCATAAGCTCCTGTTCTAATTCTTCGGTGAGTATCTCTTCTGATAGTTCCACAACACGTCTTGCCCATTTGTTTATCTGGGAATAGTTCTGGGGTTCATCTATAACAAGGTAACTCAGCATAGATGTTGCCGCCAGAATTTTGTTGTGGGCTAATTGTTTTGGTGTTTCAAACTGACTCATCGTCATTCCCTTCTTCTATAAAATCATCGGACCCACAACCCTGACAAAATCCGCCAGTGTCCCAGTCGATGTGCTTTAGGTCGTTATAGCTATCATGGTAGGTACCACAATCCTTGCAGGTAAGTCCAGACATTTTACCATAACCTCTTAAACGTGTTGGTATCAGTTGTCCTATGTTCCTTTTCCATCTTTGTAGCGTAAGCAGTACAGCTTGTTCCCGAATCGTCTTCCTCACACCAGAAGTGTAGGTCGTAATGTTTGCCGTCCAGTTCTACTTCCATCCACTCGTCATCTTCCCAGCCTGTATCCACTAACTGTGCATGTAAGTAATGAGAAGTAGCCATCAAGAAACCATGCTCGTAGTCTGTAAGTTCCATAGTGCCTGCGCTATCAGGGTTCACATAAAGGTCTGGATGGATTCTGTCCATGCGTTCAGTGGAATACTTACAGATATATAGTTCGGGATGTTCCCAGCCATCACCGTTCCAATGTTCGTCACTAACACTGTTGGGGTCTATCTGTGCTTCTGCTTCTTGGGCAGTGTCTGCACTTACAATAAATTCAGCAAAGTCGTAGCCTTGCTTTGCGACCCTGACATTCCACTCGTACTTGCCTGTTGTGTCTGTCATTACGCTATCTCCAATTTCATTTGAATTTCAGATTCTGTTATCTCATCATTTACAAATTCCCAGCCAGCTTCATGCTCAACATAAGCAGTAGCTTTCATCAACTGGTCTATCTTATCAGATGTCATAAAGTCTGTGTTGTACACATACTCTGTCTTTTTTGTTTCTGTGACATACGCCACGATGTACAGTGATTTGTTTGATTCTTTTGACATACTACTTCCCTCCAGTTGGTTGCTGTTTCATTACCTATACAGCAAACTATCCGGTGTGTCAAACAAAAAAGAACGGGGCCACCCCGAAAGGTAACCCCGCTCCCCTGTCAACCACAACAGAAAGGCACTCTACGGCGCATATAGAAAGGAGAAAAACTATGCGACTTCGTAGAGTGTCCCTAGTTTTACCACGTCTTGTGCGTGAGTGTCAAGCCATTTTTTTGCGTTGCGTTGATTATTTGTCACATGCACAGTAATCCATCTTGTCAGGTCCACAGCTTCACCATCCTTGACAAGTTCTTTGTTTGTCTCGTTCAGTCTTGTCAGGCTAGCTGGCGTTACTACTTGCCAACTATTATCGTAGGTGCGTTCGATTATTTCTGCTTTTAATTCACGCTTCTTCATTTTCTTCTTGCTCCAATACGTGGATGTAAATATCAATAGCTTCACGAATCAAATCAGCCACGCTAACTTGTTCTAGCTCAGTTCTTTGTCTGTCGTGTGCAGTCTTGTACAGCTTGTCGTACTGCTCAACTGTCATCAGAAGATTGTATGTCTTCGTCTCTTCTTGTATCTTGTTCGGTCTGGGCATTTTGTTCCTCGTGTAATTCAGCTACCCAATCGTAGGTTTCATCTCGTAACACACGTCTTTTATCTTTGACAACCCGTGTTCGATATTTGTCAGATTGTACGTCTCTTACTATAGGGTTCTTTTTATTCATGGTATTATTCCTTATAGGGTTAGCCTAACAGGGTATCCTTGTAATAGCATGTCAAGAATATCCCGTCAACAAAAAAAATAACATTGACACACGTTTTAGTTTGTCGTAGGGGTATGTCATGGCAAACTGGATTACAGATTATGTGATGGACTTACCCTTGCAACCGAATGGTCGGATGCGTATGGATTGTCCTGTGTGCGGAAAGAAGAACACGTTTAGTGTGGGCGAACATGAAGGGCAACGTCTCTATCATTGTTTCCACGCTGACTGCACTGCTTCTGGTCGCACTGACTTTCGTTTAAGTAAGGATGTAACTACACATCCTATGCTATTGAAAGCAAAAAGAAAACTACACAACAAAACTGAGGACGTGGGTGCTGCATTTGAAATGCCCAGCACGTTCGTTCCGATATCTCGTAGTCAAGAAGCGGTTGCCTACCTCAAGCGAGTTAATGCGTACAGTGCTTATCTTGATGGTCGCGTCGATTTACGATTCGACTTTCAGCGTAACCGTGTTGTCTACATGGTCACGGATGGTAAGCGTGTTGTTGATGCCGCAGGTAGAACTTTAACGGGTGAGAAGCCCAAGTGGTGGAGATATGGAAAGTCAGGTCGTCCTTTCGTTTGCGGCACAGGACGTGTCGCTGTTCTTCTCGAAGATTGCGCTAGTGCTTGCTGTGTATCTGATGTTTTTTCGGGGGTAGCCTTGTTGGGAACTAACCTTCTTGACACACACATCCCGATACTGCAGAAATACGACAAGGTGCTTGTGGCTCTCGATAAGGATGCTACAAAAAAGGCCCTTGATATTGTAAGAAAGTTACAAGGCGTTGTACCTACAAACATACTGATTTTGAATCAAGATATAAAGGACATGGAACATGATACCAGAGAGCGATTATTCGCAAAATACACTTGAACATAAAGTGTTGGGCTTCTTGCTCGACAATGAGTTCTACAACAAAGTAAAGAACATTGTGTCGAAAGACATGTTCACGGGACGAGATGCTACTATCTTTGACGTGATTACGTACGGACACAAAGAATATGGTGCGACCATGCACCCTCGGCAGGTGGCGGCATTAGTCAGTGACCGCAATCCTGCCATGCCATCTAGCGCAATAGGCGAGATATACAAGATACTAGACAACCTATCAGAGAAAGTATCCTCTGACATGGCCCTCGAACTCGATGTAGTCAAGAACTTCTGGGTTCGGGATAGAGCCAGACAGATTGGTGAGAAGGCGATTGCTATATTCACGGGTGAGTCCGAGCATTTTGGTGAACTAAAAACTTTGATTGACATGGTTGAAGATGGGCGGATGTCTGACAAGACAACGTATAGTGAGATGGATAAAGGATTTACACAGCTTGTAGAAGAAGAGACAGGTGACCCTGACTTTCCATTCGGTTGGGATTTGTTGCGTGAGCATTTGACAGGCATGGATAGAGGCAACCTTGGTATCCTGTTTGCAAGGCCAGAGGTAGGCAAGACAACGTTCTGTGCCTTTCTTGCCGCGAACTACATACGCAGTAAGCACAAGGTTGTTTACTGGGCCAACGAAGAGCCAGCCGAAAAGATTAAGCTGCGAATTATCCAGTCGTATTTTGAACGTACACGACAACAAATGGTCGAGGAGCGACATACCCTAGAGCAACGCTACATAGAAGAGGTGGAGCCGTACCTTGTTGTTATGGATTCTGTGGGAACATCAATGGATGAACTGAACGAGTATGCCCAGCTAAACGAACCAGACGTTATGTTTTGTGACCAGCTAGATAAGTTCAGAGTTGCAGGTGACTTTAACCGTGGTGACGAACGCCTGAAAGAAACGTACGTTCTTGCTCGTGAGATTGCCAAGCGCAACAAACTTCTGATATGGTCAGTGTCTCAGGCTAGCTTTGATGCACATGACCGTCAGTTCATTGACTATTCAATGCTGGATGGTTCACGTACTGGCAAGGCTGGTGAGGCTGATGTCATCATTGGTATTGGTAAGACTGGCACATCAGAAGAAGAGAACACAGCACGACACATCTGCATCTCAAAGAATAAACTGAATGGGTGGCATGGTATGTTCACCAGCCACATAGATGTACACACGGGGGTTTATTACTGATGAAAGTCTTGACGTTTGACGTAGAAACTACACACAAAGAAAAAGCTAACGGCTCGTCTACACCTCTGCCGTACTTCGGCAATACGTTGGTGTCGTTAGGTTTCAAGTGGCTAGGTATGGACAAGGTGAAATACATATGCTTTGACCACAGCACAGAGCCACCTAGCAATGACGGCTTCAACATCTTTCAGGATGCCTTGAACCTTGCTGATGTAGTAATCGGACATAACATTAAGTTTGACCTGTCTTGGATACGCGAGTGCAACTTCAAGTACGACGGCAACGTGTACGACACCATGGTTGCTGAGTACGTTCTTGCCAAAGCTAGACGATGGCCTTTAGGATTATCGGCAGTTGCGGAGAAGTATGGTGGTGTTCAAAAGGAGAAAGACCTTATCACTCCTTACTTTAAAGAGGGCAAGACATTCTTTGACATACCATGGGATACTATTGTAGAGTATGGTATCGCTGACGTAATCGCTACAGAAGACGTTGCTGTAGCCCAACTCAAAGCCTTTGGCACAACATTTGAGGAAATGTATAATGACACTACTACCAACCTTACGTCTGTCGTTTGAGATGACAAACGTTCTTGCTCACATAGAGCAGAACGGCATCAAGATAAACAGACAAACGTTATCTAAGATTAGAGAAGAATACGAACAAGAACTATTCACCCTTGAGCGCAGACTAAACGAACTAGCCGCGAACGCGATGGGTGACACCCCAGTAAACCTCGACAGTCCAGACGACAGGTCAATGGTCATGTACTCCTGTAAGGTACAAGACAAAAAGCATTGGGCTGTGACGTTTAACTTAGGGCATGAGATGCGTGGCGCAACCAAGAAACCAAAGCTGCGTAAGCGTATGTCTCGCGCTGAGTTTAAGGGACACGTACTGCGTAACACAGATGTAGTCTACAAAACTATAGGCTCACAATGTGGTGCTTGTAATGGTAAAGGACGGTTTAACCCTTTACGTAAAGACGGCACCGTTGGCAAGGCCGTACGTATTTGCAAACCCTGTGAAGGCAGGGGTGTTGCTTATGAGAAGACAGGCGAAGTTGCAGGATTCAAGATGATACCGCGTGACGCATTTGACGTTGCATCTGGTGGGTTTAAGACGGACAAAGAAACATTAGAAGACATGTCCCTTTCACTGAGAGGTGAGGCCCGTGAGTTTGCTCAGTCGTACATCCGGTACTCTGCCCTGCGAACATATCTGCGTTCCTTTGTTGAGGGGATGGAGAACAACATGGATGAGAACGACTTCATCCACACCGAGTTCATGCAGTGTGTCACGGCAACAGGCAGACTATCTAGCCGCAACCCTAACTTCCAGAACATGCCGCGTGGTTCTACCTTTGCTATTCGTCGTGCTGTAGAAAGCAGGTTCGAGGGCGGTAGTATCCTAGAGGGTGACTACGCCCAGCTAGAATTTAGGGTGGCAGGCTTCCTTGCAAAGGACAATGCCGTAACGCTGGACGTAGAACAAGGCACAGACGTGCATAGCTACACCGCCAGTGTGATTGGCTGTACAAGACAAGAAGCTAAAGCACACACCTTTAAACCGCTGTATGGCGGCGTTAGTGGTACAGAGGACCAGCAACGTTACTACCGTGCCTTTAAGGAGAAGTATAGTGGCGTGACAGGCTGGCACAAAGATTTGCAAAAAGATGCAGTGACAAAGAAAGAGATTACCCTGCCGTCAGGTAGGCAGTATGCTTTCCCCGATGCTAAGTGGACTGAGTGGGGTACAGCCACAAACCGCACAGCAATCTGTAATTACCCTGTGCAAGGCTTTGCTACTGCCGACTTGTTGCCAATGGCACTGGTTAAACTATACAATGATATGCAGGGTATGAAGTCTGTAATCTGCAACACAGTACATGATTCTATTGTCATAGACGTGTTTCCCGGAGAAGAAGAAGCCTGTATTCAGGTAATGGCGAAGGCCATGCTATGTCTTCCAGAAGAAACAAAAAGACGCTATGCCATTGAATATACTATGCCTGTTGGTATAGAATTAAAAATGGGAAAAAACTGGCTTGACTTAGAGGCAGTCTTTGAGGTATAATCCCTTTACGTTCAACTTTAACCCAGTGGAGATATACATGGGAACAGAACTAGAAACAGTAAGTAATGAATTTTCAATCGACATCGCAGACGATACTGCATCATTGTTGGCGGCACTTGGTCAGGATGACACATCCCAAGCAAAGGCTCCATCACTGTCAAGTCTTCGTATCAACTACGATGCAGACACTGATGATGGTGAAACACTGAAGCGTGGTACGTGGAAAATCTACGACGGCTCAAGCATGGTGTACGCTGATGAGGTTTTCATCAACCCAATGCTGCGAACGTACGAATGGTCTATCTACGACCAAGAAGAGGGTGCGTTTACTTGTCGCTCTGTTCAGCGTAAGAAAATTCAGGATGCTTTCCCTGATAACTCAGGCGGCATGAAGTGTGGTAGACTCTCCAAGAAAGAGGAAGAAGAACTCGCACAGGATGACCCGCGCCTGTTGTTGTCGAAGTCAGTGTCTTGCAACGTAATCTTGTACGGCTCTGTTGACATCCCTAACGGGAAGTACGCAGACGGTTCAGATGCAGTGATTGAGAACATGCCGTTTGTAGGTTACTTTAAACGGTCAGGGTTTCGGCCTATCAACGACTTCATCCAGCAGAAGCTAGGCAACAGGATTCCATTACCTACTTCTTACATCAAGCTAGGCACAAAGCGCATGGCAAATGGTGGGGTAACCTACTGGATTCCACAGCCTGAATTGGTGAAGGAAGTGTCATTTACTGCTGAACGCAAAGAGATGATGCAAAAGTTCATGGATACGGTAGCCGCATCTAACACTAAAATCCTTGGTGAATACAAGGACGCTTCAAAGCAAAACCTAACTGACGAAGACGCAGACTTGTCTAAGCGGTTCGGGTAATGATTGCTCTTGTAGAAATACAGGAGTTCCTAAAGAAAGTCGGGCGGGGAGAAGTTGACGCTTCCCGCCTCGACGACTTGATTAAACAGTTTGGTAAGGATTGCGAGGACTCCCTGCGTAAGCAGTTGTCCAACCGTGGTGACTATCGGATTCGTATGTCAGGTGTAGGAAGACCCCTGTGCCAGCAGAAGCTAGAGAAGCAAGGATACAAGCAGGAGCTAGCATACAATGACGTTATGCGCTTTTTGTTAGGTGACCTTGTGGAAGCAGCCGCTGTCTTCATCATGAAGTCTGCTGGTGTCAACGTAGTAGATACCCAACGTTCCTGCGAACTGGAACTTGGTGGTCAGAAAATCAAAGGCACACTCGACCTTGTTATGAATGACGGCGAGGATAAGGTGTGGGATGTTAAGTCCACTAGCCCTTGGTCATACGACAACAAGTTCTCAGGACGTGGCGGCTATGACGTTATCAAAGAGGATGACCCCTTTGGGTACATTATGCAGGGCTACCTGTACAGTGAATCACAAGGTATGCCGTTTGGTGGATGGATTGCCATTAACAAGTCATCTGGTGAGTGGGACTTTGTTGAAGCACCTGCAGACCAAACAGAAGACCGTGACGCATACATTGCTGACGCTCACAGCCGCGTGGAGAGCCTAACCAACGACGAGAAGTTCAAGATACCCTTCGAACCCGTTGATGAAGCCTACACGGTCAAAGGAGAAAGAATTTATACAGGCAATAAGCTGATGCCTAAGACGTGTACCTTCTGTTCCTTTAAAGAGAAATGCTGGAAGAAAGCAGAGTATCACGACAAGGTTACATCTAAGGCAAAGTTCCCGCCCAAAGCGTGGTACACAAAAATAGAGAAGCGTGAACTGTAATGCCTGTATTGTACGTAGAAACATACCCACTAAAACTAATGCAACTTAATCCGCACTTGTACTGTGTGTATGTTGAGACGCACGAGAAGAGAGGCGGAGACCCTGCCACGGTACAGACCCGTGGATTACAGACATCTCTGCCTCTCACCCTTCGTAACAACTATGACCCTAGTGGCTATCTTGTAAGTGATACAGAGACTAGGGACATACACGTTATCGAAAATGAATCACAAAAAATTATGCAAGTATTAAGGATGGGTGCAACTGTATGTCTGCCGACGCTAGCAATAAACGACGAACTAAACTACCTAGAAAAGCATACACCAAAAGTAGAACAGTATCTCTTAAAAAGGCTACAGATAGTAAAGGCAGGGTTTCCCCTGCAAGACTTATGAGAGGTACCAAGTACCGTTCTATGTTCGAGATAAACATAGCCAAGTCCCTCGCAGAGAAGGGTGTTTCATTTGAGTACGAAACACAGAAGCTGACATATATACCCAAGCCGCGAACGTATACTCCAGACTTTTACTTAATAGAAACAAACATTTACGTGGAAGCCAAGGGTCACCTAGATAGGGCTGACAGGGCTAAGATGTCGCTTATCAAGAAGCAGTATCCTGAACTAGACATACGCTTTGTATTTATGAACGCAAACAATAAAATTTACAAGGGCAGTAAAACTACCTATGCTATGTGGGCTAACAAGCACGGATTTGAATGGGCAGAAAAAAACATACCAGAGGAGTGGTTGAAGAATGAAGGATGATGACATCGAAGTACA